GTTTATTGTCTTGAGCTAAAATATCAGTATGGGAAACAGATGCCGCATCAGAAGCGAACTGAACAGTTAATAAATTCAGTCAATCCGCTCGCATACTATGTAGTTACGAAACGAAGATTGAAGGAGGGGCTGTTTTTTATTATCCAGGGCACTGGTGGAGTTGATTTGCGTGCTTCTGATGAAATTGAAGTTGTCAGAATATTTATGGACACAATGAAGGTATAAGGAGCGATTATGACAGAAGAGAAGCTATTAGAACAGGCTAAAGCGTTAGCCAAACAACTCGGATATATTCCCGGCAGGCTGATAATCGAAAGGGCATTGGGCGTTAGCCAAAATAAGGCAAGAAGGGCGGCAAGAACATTAAAGAACATGGATGTGTCGCCAGATGCTTTAGCAGAACATCAGCAGACAAATGAATTAACTGATGATAGGCTGATTGACGAATTAGAAAAGCGTGGATATAAGCTGGACAAGTCGATAGACTATGAGCCCCGCACATTTAAGTTTGACAGCCAGTTTTTTACCGGAAAGGAGATGAGGCTTGGCATTGTATCAGACGCTCATCTTGGTTCTAAATATCAGCAAATCACCTATCTGCATAAAGCTTACGATTTTTTCCAGAAAGAAGGCATAAAAATAGTATTAAACCTGGGAGACACTTTCGATGGGATCAAGATGTATAAAGGGCAGGAATTTGAGATGTTTGCCCAGGGTGCTGACGAACAGTTGGCCTACGGGGTATCCCATTATCCCAGGCGAAAAGATGTGAAAACCTATATGATAGCGGGCAATCACGATTTGTCATTTATTAAGACTTCTGGACTAGATATAGTCAGTAAGTTTGCGGCAGAGAGAGATGACATTGAATACCTTGGGCACATATCCCGGGTTTTGGAGTTGGGCGGCTTAAAAATCATGATGATGCATCCAACTGGTGGCGTAGCATATGCTCGTTCGTATCGCTTGCAAAAAATTATTGAACAGCTTGCACCAGAAAATAAGCCACACGCACTCTTTTCCGGGCATTTTCACGTCAACTGTCAAATTGAAAGCTACCGCAACGTATTCGGCAAGCTATGCGGCTGTTTTCAAGCACAGACACCCTACTTGATGGCGAAAGGACTATATCCGGAAATGGGTTTTTATGTGATTAAGGTGAAAGTGCAGAAGCGAGAGCGTGAAGTTTCTACAGTTCAATGGGGTTCGGACTATTATCCGTTCTATGTGCCGATAAAAGACGATTATTAAGGAGGAATAATGTTTAAAGAAGGAGATTACGTTACATTTGCCAAGGATGATGATATATACTGCACGGGCTACGTTTTGCTCGTAGAAAAAAACGGGACTCTGCTTGTTAAAATCACACAGGCAGACAAGCCGAAATATGTAGGACAGACAGTAATCGTTAATCAAGCCGAAGCCAGCAAAATAAGGAGAATGTAAATGATTGATTTGTTCAACCTAACAGAAGTTCAGCACTATACAGCCGAGTTTGTTAAGTATCTTATGCCACGATTCTTTATGAATAATTGCTTTGAGGTAACTATTGAGACTATATATTCTGATCGTGAAGATTGGGCTGGACATTATCAGCCGGACACGAAAAACCGCAAGATTACGATAACCATCAATATGTATCAAAACGAAACTATTGAGGACTTAAATGATACAATCATCCATGAGTTTATCCACTGCTGTATGTCTGACATCACGGCGTTTGCAGTTCTGACAGTCCCAAATAATGACGAAACCCGAGAGATATTGCAGGAAGTGTATCAGGAGAAGATTGAGACAGTCTGTAACAGGCTAACGAGATTCGTATTAGAGGAGACGGGTCTTGTGAAAGAGTTCACTAAAAATTACAAGAAGAACAGGCTATAAACCAAAGTTGGGAAAGATGACTAAAATCAGGGCAAAAATAGAGAACGGCAAGCTTCAGATCATAGAGAGACAGGAGTTTGCCGCTCTTCTAGGCAGGCTGGGCAATACAGAAGTTGCAATAACCATCGAGAAAGATGTAAAGCAGCGAACATTGACGCAAAATAACGCTATTCACTTATATTTCAAACTGCTTGCAGAGGCGTTTCAGGATGCTGGTTTAGATGCCAGGGCGGTTTTCAAGCCAGAAGCCGACATCCCTGTTACTGCCGATATGGTTAAGGAGCTTATGTGGAAGCCTGTTCAAGAGATGATCACGAAGAAAAAGAAAACCAGTAAATTAAACACAGAGGAAGTATCGATGATATATGAGACGATGAACAAGCATCTTTCTGAAAAGTTCGGCATCCACGTGCCGTTTCCATCGATTGATAGCTTCCTGATTCAAACGGAGGAGAGATGAAAGAGCTTTTATTGAAAGTATTAGATGAAAACATGCAGAGTCCCTTTAGGGAGTTTAAGTATGAGGTTGATAAGTGGTATCATTGCAAGAATTTCGATGAGAACCCCGCAGAGGACTGTAGTTATGGATTTTATGCGACCGGCATAGAAGGTCTGACATATGCGTATCAAAAGGGCAGAAGAGTATTTGAAGTAGAAGTTGACGGGAAGAACGTTAATATCGACACGCTCAAAAGGCGTTGGGAAAAAATGAAGATTGTAAGGGAGCTGACAGCTGACGAGATTAAAAAACTTGCCAAAGAATATGAGCCGATTTGTGGATATAAGCTATGTGAGGCATTATTCCCATTCAATCCATTAATTGACGGAAATCCAAGACATAGAGTAACAAAAAAGGACATTAAGAACCTGAATAAGTGGGCTTCAGTCAGGGATTCAGTCAGGGATTCAGCCTGGGATTCAGATTGGGCTTCAGTCAGGGCTTCAGTCAGGGTTTATACAGGCTCACTCTTCCCTAATATTAAAAAAGGGAAATATATCGAACACAAGGAGAGTGAATACCCCTATCAGTGTTTGGTTGATTTATGGTATCGTGGCTTCGTGCCAAGTAACGACGGTAAGACGTGGCGCTTGCATCATGGCAGAGATGCTAAAATCGTTTATGAGGAGGAGAAATGAAACGACCTAAGTGTCCGAACAAATTTACAATAGACTTTGCCAGGGAACTAGTGAAGTACCTTGGCGGAGATCCAACTAAGATAAATAATAGAGACTGCTGGAGATCATTAGTCAGAAAATATCCTGAGCTAAGGGAAAAGGCAGAGAAGTATTTTGCTACTGCTAAGACCGGCGACCCAGCGAGGGCAGCATATTTGATGTGCCGTGCCTGCGGCTCCAGCCGTGAATGGGCAGAAGGTGTCAACCGCAAGTGGAAAGAAAGGAGGAATAATGATAGAAAGCCATAAGGAGGAAAAGTTGAGCATTGAGGAAAAGAGACGGAGAGGCCTTAAGCTAATGAATCTTTTGGAGAAAGGCAAAATATCCATCCAATGCGGCGGAGATTATAAACTGCTAACGAGATTGAGGAGAGAAATTGGTGTCGGAGAATATAGGTGGGATTCCAGTGAGGCAAAAGAATCTTCTAAGGGGGAAAGGTAATGAGAGAGATAAAGTTTAGAGGAAAGAGCATCATAACTAAAGAATGGATATATGGTAATTTGCAAATCATTGGCATAAAATCCTATATCTTTAATGATAGTCAATATGATAGTCCAGACCATTATGAGGTCATCTCCGAAACAATAGGACAATATATTGGACGTAAAGACAGGTTCGCTACGAAGATTTGTGAAGGAGATATTGTATATGTAGACAATGAATTACATTCAGCATTATTTCCAGCGGGTGTGTTCAAAGTGGAGTGGCAAGATATCGAAGCTGGTTTTTATTTAATATCGAAAAACCTGGGTTGCCGACCATTTGATGAGTCCAGCGAATATACAATAATCGGCAATATTCATGATCACCCGGAACTGTTGGAGGAGAAATGAAAAAGACCTATACAGTAACCGCTTGTTATTCAGACGGGCATGATTCATTGAAAGACAACTTCACGGTAGAAGCGGAAAACGAAGCAGATGCTAAAGAGCGAGTGTGCGATCTAATTATTAACGAAATGAATTACCCGTTCGTCACTTCGCTGGAAATAATAAAGGAGGAGAAATGAAAGGCATAATTGACAAAGAAGGCAACCTCTGGATATTGAGGAGAAACACATACAAGCCGCAGTTCTGTATCTATAATGCTAGATTTGAAAATTGCTGCGACTTCTGTCCACATTTCATGGAACCGCAGTATTTGCATCAATTAAACGGCAAACCAACAGGTACCGTAATACTCGAGATATGCGAAGGAGCCAGGCTGGTGTTTTATGATTTCGTTGATGAAAGAGAGGAGGAAAAATGACAACAGTCCAATTCTTCATCATCCTATTATTCATTGCCTTTTTCGGCGGGTGTGTCGGCTACTTTCTCGGTTCAGGGATAGTCAGGGCAACCATTGAAAGACATTATCACTTAATTAAGAAGGAGGAGAAATGAAAAAGACAGAAGAATGAACAGAAGAAAAAAGAAAAGCGTTTGCAAAGATTTGCAAGCCAGTAATGAAATGGTTATGTGACGGCGGAGCTATTATGTGGCGAAATAGCAATTCACATAACCGAGTTCTGCCACCAACAACAAACAAAAGGAGGAAAAATGCCAATGGATTATGACTTATACCCAGAGGTAAAATTCAGGTTGTTACAGGAATATGTTAGGGAATTGCTGCACAAAAGCGAAACCCAAAGAAAGGAAAGAGAAAAACGTCTCTTGAAAGAAATGGATAACTGTCTCATTCAATCAATTGCACCAGATAACTACGAAAACTGGGAAAAGATAAAAAAGCAATTGGTAGAGTCCAGACACTTAGATGACGAACACAAGCCAACGGCAATTGCTTTCTGGCGAGATGGTAGAAACAAAGTGTTCTATGATGAAGACCCAATTAAGTTCGACCGAGAAGAACAGGCGAGAGACCAAAGAGATGGTCTTGACAATTATATTGGGATAATAATGCTATAACCGAAAAGGGATTGGCAGGCAAGGTTGCGAAAGCCACTGAACCTGCCATCCCTATAACAATGGATGAAAAATGATATTACTTCACAAACTCGGATTGCTGATGTTTGCCGTGCTGATACCGATGACGTTGATATGCATTCTCAACCATATAACATTGAAAAGAACCGAATCAAGGCAGGCAGCAGAAATAAAGCTTGACAAAAAAAACTGCCTGTGCTAAAGAAGAGGTGAGGATGAATATGAGACTATTAACCAGTAAACAGGAGGTAAGGCAATGAGGGATGGCAGACGTTAAACATAAAGCAACAACGTTAAAAAAGAAGGCAATGCTTGAGGCACTGGTAAAGTGTTTCGGCAATGTAACTACAGCGGCGGAGCTAATAAAAATTGATCGCTGCACACACTATCGTTGGCTTAAAGATGATGACGATTACAAGCATCAAATAGAGACTATGCAATTCGGCGACGCTATCTGTGACTTAGCAGAAGATGCGTTGGTAGATAAGATAAAGAAAGGCGATACAACAGCTATCATATTCACGCTCAAGACAAAAGGTAAGCACAGGGGCTGGATAGAGAGTGGGGGATATATACCGCCCAGCGATGTTCCGAGAGGCTTCATCTGGGAGCAGATAGATGAGTAAGAAGCTGGTAGCGAGAGTAAAGCTATATCCCCACCAATACGAGTTCATTAATTCGGATCACCCGTTTACTGTGCTACTTGGAGGCTACGGATCGGGCAAGACGTTCACTGTTATCCGCAAGATATTCGAATGTTTACAAAGACGCAACAGAGAACTGGTAGCCCATCCGTATGTAGTTTATGGCGCTCCTACCTATGACCTGGTTAATACAATCTGGTATCCGGACTTTATCCAATTCCTTGAAGAGATGCAGATAAGATATGATGAAGAGAAGAAGAATCGCAGTATATATATCAAAGAGCCTGGCTTAAAGGGGACGGTAAAATATCTAACCCTGAATAATCCTGAAAGGATAATCGGCTTTAACGCTACTGACATCTTATATGATGAGTTTGAGATATTACCGATAAAAAAGCAGGATATAGCATGGAAGAACGGGCTGGCACGGTTAAGGGGCTGCGAGAATGGAACGCTATCTATTGCCACTACCCCGGAAGGACACAAGAAGATATATCAGCTACATAATGATGGCAAGATACACCTGATCAGGGCTTCAACGACTGATAATAAAACACTACCTCAGTCTTACATAGACGAATTGTTCAACAACTACGATGACTTACATCAGCAGATGTACATAAACGGGGAATTCGTCAATTTAGCAGGCACTAAAGCAATATATCAATTCAAGCGAGAAGACCTGCTTCCTGCTGTTGATCCCAGCGAGATACCCGATGACTTGACAGTAGGCATGGACTTCAACGTTGACCCGTTCTGCTCTACTATCTCCGGGTTCTTCTCCGGGGTAAAGCTGACATTCGATGAGTTCTACTTACGCAATCTGGGCGGCACAGGCGGATATGAGAGCTATACCGATAAGACTTGCCATCACATATTAGATAAATATCCGAATCATTACTGGTGGGCTAATAAGCTCAACCAGGACATTAAGAGACGCTATCACAGTATTAAAGTCCGACCCGATATGACCGGGGGAGCAAGAAAGACGTCCGCAGGCATTACCGACATAGATATATTAAGACGCTACGGCTTTGAAGTAGAGGGGTCTCGTAGCAATCCATACGTGCCTGACAGGCTGAAGATATGTAACGTCGCTATGGCTAAGGGGATCTGGAAAATTACTGATAACTGCAAAGAGCTAATCAAAGACTTAGAAAGCGTAATCGTAGATGAACATGGCGAGATTGTAAAGGGAGATAATATGCGAACTCATTTATTAGATGCAGCAACTTATGATGCATACAGGTGTTTCTATCAATTATTCGATTCAAATAAACCCAAGATAACTGCAAGGAGCGTTTAATGGCGTTAACGACAGCCGATTTAACTGAACAAATGCGGGGGAACAAATTACAGGCGAAGCTCATGGATGACATCCTGAGGCGAGAAGAATCCGCCAAATATATTGACTTCTACAACAATGACCAGATACAGCATACCTGTGACCACATAGCAGGCATATACTCGAACACCTACGCGGAGATTGTCCGTTATATCAAGGCAGAGTATCTCACCAAGCGAATAATAGACATTATGAGCCTTATGTTTCAGCAAGACCCTAGCATAGAAGTTGAGGGTATGAGTGAGACACAGCTAATCGAACTTGTGAACATCTTACATAACGCCGAGGCATTCAGGTTGTTAGATCTCACGCAGAAGCTATGCAATAATTATCTTAAGATTGGGCTGTGGCCACGCTGGGATGCGAAGCGTAAAGAGACGTATATCGAGCTTATAACCCCCGACAATATGATAGCCATACAAGACCCCGACAGACCAACAATGATTGACGCTATTATGGTTAATATCGGCATCTTAGATAATACCCCGATAAAAGCAGAGCCGGTTAACCGCTATCTCTACATCTCCGGTGAAGAATGGAACGAAGTGGAGTTCAATGAACGCAACGGACAACTCAAAGTGCTTACACGAGAGACTAACCCTTACGGCAGAATACCGATAGCCTTCTTCAGCCTACACCCAAATATAGCCAACTTCTGGGGTGAGTGCAAGAACGATATAGTACAGACTAACCTGTATGTAAACGAGTTCAGAACTAATTTAGCTATTATGATACACTACCAGAGCTTTTCAACGCTGGTAAGGACAGGAAGCAGACAGTCCTTAGAGGAGATGCCGATAAAGTTTGGTCCGCAATATTCTATTGATATAGCCACCGATCCGATGGCTTCAGACCAGCACGCAGATGTTAAGTATATAACTCCGGATGCAATGATAAAGGACTGTGAAGAATATATCCAGAACATGGTACTCAACTTAGCAACGAGCCATAGCATCTCAGCTTCTGCATACAGAGCCGATAACCAGCAGGCACGCTCAGGTTATTCTATAAGGCTTGATAGAGCCGACCTGATAGCCAAGAACAAACAACAGCGTTCTTATTTCTATCGCCCGATGCAGGACTTGATAAAATTAGTGATGGCGACTGAGCAGCTATATCCCGAAGGTAGGCGATTCGGTGAGCTTAAAACGATATACGAGAGAAACGTAGTAATCAAGTTCGGTGATATAGAAATAGATGAAGATCCGATTATCGTTGCTGAGTTGAGAGCGAAGAACATCGCTTTAGGCATAGCATCTCCCGTTGAGTATATCCAAGAAGATAACCCCGAACTCTCAGAAGAGGAAGCAGCAGAGAAGTATAGAGATATCCAGGACTTAAAGCGGGGCGGCAGACGTGAGGCGGATGATGAGATTGACGCTATACTTGGAGAGGGAGAAACGGAGAGAGAATAATGACCGAGTTCGACATCATCTCTCATCATACCGATAAGTTCACAAAGGCGTTAGAGGCTGTATTAAGGCGAGCTAATCAAGAATTGCAGGATTTGCTCTTTCAACTAAAGACGAAGAACGGGCTTATTGTGGCGAGTGACGAGAATGTCAAATGGGCAGTTGACTTCGCAGATAAATACTACCAGAGCTTAGACAACGCAGGCTTTTCAAGGATAGCTGACAGATACCGCTCAGATTTCCTTGACATAACAAAGGAGATAAACGCAGCAGGGGTCAAGACCGTTCCCTTCAATTTTATACCAAAGGATAGAACTACCCTCAGGGCTCTACAGGCTATCAATTATGAGGGGCTGTTCAGGGTATCAGGCGAGGTAGCTAGCTCGATACAGCGTTTAGCTATAGAGAATATAATGCTTGAGACACCGACGAGAGAGCTTGCAGCAGAGTTAAGGTATCAGGTAGAAGAGCGGCTGCGACGCTACGCTAAAACGCACATAGAGACGGCAACCCGACAGGCTGTCCAGAAAGCAGAAGACATCAGCCTCGATAACGCAGGAATACCAAAAGAAGAGAGATACTGGCAATATATAGGACCGCTTGACGATAAGACAAGAGAAGAGTGTATGTGGGCGTTAGAGAAGGGGTACTTTACCGATGCTGAGAGGCAAGAATTTGAAGATACTCACGGCATCAGATATAATTGCAGGCATAAGTTTAACTTCATACCTGTTGAAGGTATCGCAAAATATCGCTTGACACTAATGAACTGCTTGAAACATTGAATATAAAAGAAACGGACAAAACCGACCAAATGTTAACCCGGACAAAACCGAGAAAAATGAGAGCGACAAAACGCTATAAAATGAAGGAGAAATAATGGACGCACGAGAACTTTTAAAGAAATTAGGCATTGCAGAGCCTACCGATGAGCAGGCAAGCATTGCTGAAACCTTTGCAAAGGATTATTCTAAAGGCGTTGAAGATTCTATGCAGAAGCGTATCAACTCGCTGACGAAAGAGAAACATAATCTCTCTGATGAGATAAGCGGGCTGAAAGCCGAAAAAGCAGCCTTCGATGACAAATATTCTAAACTTCAAAATAAGTATGATACCGATATTGCTCAATTTACTAAGTATAAGGAGCAATTCGAGGAGATTCAAACCAAAAGAGCTGAGAGCCTTAAAAGCAAGTGGGTACAAGCCCTCGCAAAACTCAATGTACCGGAGACAGATAAGCGTTACGAAAACGCAAAGAAAGTCAAAGATAAGCTGGGGATAGTCGATTTAGATAAGCCGGAAGAACTACAGCCGGATCAAATCGAGAAGAAACTCGAAATATACGACATCTATGCTGAAACCGGGTTCATTGACAAGGTGGAGGGAACGCCGCCGCCAGAGACGAAGAAAGGCGAGACTAAAGGTCACTATACAGGCGGCGTAGTAGCACAGGCGGTACAGAGGTTATCAGGCTCTAAACCTAAATAGGAGCTTAATATATTATGGCATATACAATAGCACAATTAGCTCAGCAGATTACCGATCCGCAAGTTAGAACCTTGCTTGATAATCTGTTGAAGCAATCACCAATCGTGTCACACGCTTCAATTATACCGGCGACACACGGCGATTTTCACAAGTATAAGCATTGGACGGCACTGCCCGACATTGCAGGCAGAACATTTGCAGGCACGTTTGAAGTCAAGACCCCGACCAAAGCAGTTATGCAGTTAGACTTACAACAGCTTGGCGTTGTTCACGAAGAAGACGAGAGAGTCGTACAGACATCTAACTATAACAACCCGATAGAGTTCTTTGATGAACACGCTCCGGTATATTACGCCGCTATGGGTCAGGCAATCGCTAAGGCTATCTACTTCGGAGAAGCCGACAACGTAGCTTATCAGAATCTTGCTGATTACTGTGAGACTAATAACACACACAAAGACCTGACAGGCTCAGGAGCAGGGCGTACATGGATATTCTGTGTCAAGTGGGAGCCAGACAAGACTGGTATCGTTGTCAACCCTTCAGCCGTTACTGACCTGGGAACTCTTGTCAGGGTATCTCCAAAGAACATTCAAAACGGCGTTATGACAGCACGTTACAAGGATGTATCTTCTTCAACCAAGCAGCCGGTATTTGAAGTTGGTTACGACACTATCTTCAACCTGCTGAATAACAGCAACGCCAATATTTCGATGCTTTACAATGTACAAGACGACACAGGCAAGCGACCTACCGTTGACAATATGCTTGAGCTTATTGATAACGCGAAGGGAACTCCGGGCAATACCTACATCTACACTTCGAGACTTGGGCGTAGGCTCATCAGCAAGCTGAAAGACGCTAAATTGCAAATGATGACAACCGACACTAACTTCGCTGTTTCTACACTGGCGTTTGATGGTATCCCAATCTTTACGGATGAGAATATCCCCGTAACCACGGCGTAAGGGGGTGTATAATGTCTGAAATATCAAAAGATTTCGTTACAGTAGTAAAGTCTGATGTGGCATTAACCGAGAATACAACGACGTATTCTACGGCGTTTACTCCTCAGAAGACGCATGGCAGGACAATCATTCAGGTGCGATATTCACACGCAACAGCAGGCACGCTTGACGAAGCTAAGGCACTAACAATCGGGCTTGGCAATGCAGCCGGAACAGCCGTAGTCGATGGAATAGTATTTAAGAGCTATCTGCCCGGATCAGGCGGAACTGAGTTCAATAGAGGCGATCTGATGGCAGAGTGGATAATCCCACCCTCTGTCGAGAATACCGGATTGGCATATACCGTTTACTTCACAATGGCAGATAATGCTGGCACAATCACCGGAAAGACTGCGCAAGTAGAAATCCGTATGTTCCATTAGGTGGTGCATTATGGAAAGATTCTATCAAATAATCGCAGCAGAACACGCACTTCCCGCTAATTCAGGAACTAACAGAACGGCAGCAATAAGCGTGCCTAAAACTAACGCCAAAGTTGTCTTGGAGATATATGCCGCACAGGCAATTTCTGTAGCAAGCGGCCAGGCATTAACAATCAGCATCGTAGATAGCGCTAACGCAGCAATCGACAAGGTAATGTCATCTATGTCAAGTATAGACGGCGACTCTTATGCCGACGGCGACCTAATCGCTCAATGGGTTGTTACACCCGTTGTAGAAGCTTTGGGTAGTTTCAAGGTTCAGTTTGTTGCCGCATCGACATCGGGCGTTGAAAACGATAAAGTAAGGGTACAGCTGTCAATCGTTGACTAATAACAATCGGGGGGTTGGTTAACGCCAGCCCCTCTACAAACCTAAGAGAACGAATATGATCAAAGAAAATCAGACGTTACTGATAGATGCGAACCATAAGCCCGTACAGGTATCAGGCAGATTTCAGACGCTACGTTATACGATACAGGCTACCGCAACGTGGGAAGAGATAGAGCTACCTGATGGCGTTGCAGAGATACTTATAAAGGCAGACGGCGATATTGAGGTAGCAGATAACGGCGATATAGGAACTACTTCTGAGGGTGACGAATTAGAACCTTATGGCTTCCCAATAGCTCAAGACGAACCTGTTCTTCTCGGAGTAGCCAGAATGTCAGCTATACACGTTCAAGGTACGGAGAACGACGAAGTTTACTTAATGCTTCGCTACCTGTAAGGAGCTTATATGGGATGGGATAATGCAGTCCTCTCAACGCCTGCAAGCATAGCGGCATTCGAGAAGGAGATAAATACGATAACGAGAGCAGCAGAGGAACACGTATTCTATGACGGCACGGCTACCAAGCCGGTAACGTCAGAGGCTTATTACGTTAGAGAGGTGCGCGGTTTCGGTGTAATAAGAATAGCGTTGACGGATACAGAAGCCAGCTTGGATAAAGACGTTACGGTGGTACTATCTCATAGCGACACAGAAGACGGCACGTATCACGAGTTTGTTACCTACATATTGCCGCAGGCAACCTACGGACCAAGCTTCGAGTTTGATGTTGTATTGCCTGTTAGCTGCCGTGATTATATCAAGGTAAAGACTTCGACTACAGCCAAGTTAAGGGTAACCCTCAGGTCCGCTTGGGCAGAGAAGCACAAACTCGCCAAGAGCTTCATAGCTAATTACGTCAGGACATTCTATTCCGGCGACTTAGATGATTTGGATAGCTATACACCGCTTGAGATACCCGCTTCTTACTACGTGCTGCACTTGATATATGCCGACCTGATGTTGGGCTTCGGCGAGAACGAGATATACAAACATAAGATGCAGTTCTACTACCGTCAGTTCGACAAGCTAATAAAGTTCGCAATACGTCAGCTAACGAAGTCAGGCAGCAGCATCTCTACCAGCCCGGTAATAGCGAGATGATAAAAGTCATAGCAGGTAAGATTGACTTCCGCAAGGTGGGGTTAACTCATACAGGGATAGACCCGCCGAGTATGCACAAGATAGGTGCGTTTGCCAGAAATACTATTATCAAACGACTTGATAGAGGATTAGGGCTGAATAACAACCCGATGCGACCCTATAGCGAAGCATACAGGCTGAGAAGAGAGAAAGCAGGCAAGCAAACCGATGTAGTCAATCTTGAATGGAGTGCTAAGATGAGGAACTCTATAAGACCCGTAGATGCAGGAGTTAACAGAGTATATCTCAGCGTTGGGCATCATAGAAAAGCTGCATACTATACCGATCGCGATAGAAAATGGTGGGGGCTTGACAGGAACGCAGAAAGAGAAGTACAGGGTCTTGTAAACAGATATTTGGGGCGTAAGCTATGATTGAAGCAAGTATAATGCGAGAGATGAGAAGCATCATATCTCTCTTCGTGGAATATTGCGGGTTTCATCCAGAGGACAGAAACAGGGTGGGAGACAGACTGCCAGCTGTATTGATACGTAAGGCTGACGAAGAGGAAGCTGATGTATTGAATATCAAAGGCAGCATAACGAAGTATGTATATTATCAGCTTATCCTGATTACCGACTATAATAGGTTTGACGAGATATATGAACTCAAGACGCAGCTAGAGAATGCTATCGCTAATATGTCAGTCAGCAGAATTTCAGGGCTGTTCTGCGTGCAATGGGCTGGCGTTCAAGAGCCATCTGCCGAAGAGAGTGCTGATGCGTTCAGTTTCGATAGAGCAACTATTGCAGGCAACCGAAAGGTTACTGTGATTAACTTTAGATGTATAGTTAACCAACGACGGGCAATCCCGGTGCCGATACAAACAGAACCGGAACCCGAACCAGAAACATAAAAATAACAGGAGAATAATATGGGATTACGTAGAAGATCAGACCAGATAATATGTATCTCAACCGAAGCAGATTACGGCGATGCCAACAAAGTGTTAGAAGCCGTTAATGACGGCACAGTAAGCTTTGATATTAACAAGAGCTATGTTGAGATGCCAGTTAAATCAGGATCTGCAATGCCAAAGATTACGCAGAGGAGAATAGGCAGGAAAGCCCCGACGATAACTATTAACAGTCCGCTATATCCGAGCCTTGTCACTCTGCTATCTGATTACTTAAATTTGGATCACGATACCGACACCTTTGATGACTTGCCGAGCTATACGATATGGCAGCTTACCCCGTCGCTGGCAACGGCAGGAGATGGTATAGAAGCTGTGGGCTGTAAGCCGGAGACAATCAACCTCACGCAGAACGAGGGGATATGGATGGCAGAGATAACTTTTGCCTGTAAAGACATAACGCTCGAAAAAGCGGTTACAGGGCTATCATCTATTGATATTACCGACAGACCATCAGAGTTGCCGTTAAGATACGACCTTGATGGCAATGTAGCTAAGATCAAGAATGATTATACTACACCGCTCGATCAAGAACTCGATCTTGAGGACTTATCCATCACGCTAACTTTTGAGAGAGCTGATGAGAACAAGATATACCGTAACAGCCAGACTAAGATTGACGATTTGATATGCTCAATCGCAGGTGAAATCATGATTACTTACACGTGGGATGATGAGAATCCGATGGAAGCAGATATCCTTGATGATGACGGCTTGACTTTCGAGTTTAAACTATCTCAGCTTGTAGGTGGCCTGGACATTAGTTACAAGTTCCAGCGGACTAACTTCGATAAGCCTGACGATACTACTTGCGTCTATTCAGCTACTATAACAGGCAGTCTTGTTGATGAGGTAAGTATAGAAGCGTCAACGTCAACACCAGCATAAAGCCAAACTAAAGGAGGTGATATATGGCTAAGATTAAAAACTGTTTTATGGATGACCAGCCGGAGTTTTATTTCAAGGCTGAGATTGATGGTATTGATTATGGGATGATGCGTCATTTAACCGATGACGACTTCTCGTTTATCCGTAAGTATTCAGACAGGAAGCCGATAACCGACAAAGACGGCAATCCGGTAATGTTAGAGCGTAAGGTTAAGGATAAGAACGGTAAAATCCAGACCGTAGAAGAGCCGCAATATGACTATGATGCGCTCAAGCTCATGCAAGGATATATCCTCTGTGCCTTTGGTGGAACAGACCCCTATGGGTATAGCCATAAACTTGGACAGGAAGGTTGGACCTTAGATAGAGACTGTACTATAGACAATATCAAGTTGTTGAAGCCTAACGTTAAGGCACAGTTACACGAACTGATTCTGAAGAAAGCAGCCGAGTTTTCAGAGCAGAAAGAGGCCATTGAAAAAAACTGACATACGCCGCTGAGATATTTTTCGCTGAGAGCGATTTGCCGGTAGAACGGCGTATCGAGGCGGCAAAGGGAGTTTGTAAGGAATGCAAATACGAATCACATTGCGACCGCAAGAAGCAGAAGATACTGGAGTGCAATCTACTTGTTATTCAATACTTTACGGAAATCAAGAAGGGGTTCAACATATATCCTTACCGGGGAAATTTACGAAACCAAGCGTTGTGGTTCCGCTCACTCTATGGACATCTGCAACACCAGTACAGCCGGATAGAGGAGAAGAACGCCCAGACAAGAGCAAAGAAGATGAAAGGTAAGAAGTAATGACACAAGTTACCAGGATACGGATAGAAGTTGACAATCAAGGGGCTATCCGTGCATATCAGGAGACTGGCAGGGTTCAGGACAGGGTCCTGGACAGGGGTCAGCAGGGAGCAGGTAAACTTGCTACAGGGATGGAGAATGCAGCCAGAAGGGTTATAGCAATGGCAGGGGCGTATATCGGACTTAGAGCCGCTATGCGTTATGTCAACACCCTGATGGATGACTACCTAGAGAAAGAGCGAGACTTCATTAGATTAGGTGCGGCGATTGATATAGTCTCCGATTCTTGGGAGAGGATGGAGAGAGTGATAAGGGCTTCCTTGACCGCGATGCAACACGCCACCCGTTTCTCTGATAATGAACTGGCAAGAGCTTTGCAGACGCTAACGCTCTTGACGGGCAACGTCTATACAGCACAGGATAACCTTGCCACCGCCGTTAACCTTGCATCTTCAGGGCTTTGGGATTTGAATACATCAGCCCGATACGTAGCTATGGCGTTGGAGGGCAACTACATGATGCTTCAACGCTATATACCGGCAATAAGAGACTTAGAGGGGCAACTTGGAGCAACGGCAACCGAAGCAGAGAAAACTGAGTTTGTAATGAAGGTCTTGAATGAAAAGTTTGACTCTATGGCTCAGCGGGAGATGGGGGCTTATGCTAATAAAATAGAAAATATAAAGAACCGAATATCTGATTTAAACGCAGAACTCGGACAGCCGTTAGCAGTTGCATGGTTCGGCTTTCAGAAGGTAGTATTAGAGGCATTGGAGTTTTGGGGTGATGCCTTCGGCTTGCTTGATAAAGAAGCCAGAGAGTTTTCACAGGAGATGCAGAATCTACAGCTACAAGTAGACTATTGGAAGCAGGCAGATTGGACTACCCCCGTTGAGGGGCTTGAAAAACTCATTAAAGACATTCAAGACGAGCTTGAATATCTTGTGCTATATGAGAATATCATAGGTGAAAAGCAACACGAGAGACGCAAGGAATTGGAGCGGGAGCTGGAAGCAGCCAAAGAGCTATTAGAGTTCGAGCAAGGTAGGATAGATGCGTTAGAAGAGGCTACCAGAGAGAGGGAAGCGGCATTACAACGACTAAGGGAAGCAGGCAGGGAGCTACACCAGCAGCAATTAGCGGCTGACAAAATAGCTGAGACTTGGGAACAGATGATAGAATCCCAAGAGATGAGAATACTAAAAGAACAGGAGCTTGCCAACCTTCAGGAGTGGACACGGAGGAGAATGCTTTCTGATGAAGAGAAGATCAATGAGTCGTATAGAGAAAAAATTGACTTTGCGCTGGAGGAAGGAGATATTTTATTATCTATGCATATTGAGAATTTAAGGCAACAGGAAATAATGAACTTGAAGCGCAAAGAAGAGCTTGAACTTGTTGAAGAGCTTACACAAACACAGATATTCGGAGCAAGGCTTGCAGCCGACGTTATGTACGAAGCTATGGGCGGGGCATTCGATAATATAGAGCGTATGTTTATCAATATGATAAAGCGGATGATATCCGAGGCGTTGGTATTAGCCGCTATTATGGGGTTAACCGGAATGGGCGGTGAAGGATTGGCAGGCTTAGGATTAGGACACGGCAACTTCCTGATGAACCTGCTGGGCTTCGGTGGTGGCAAGCAATATGGCGGGGATGTCAGAAAGAATACAGCATATATGGTTGGGGAGGGCGGACCGGAGATGTTTGTTCCAAGAACCGACGGCTATATAGTCCCGAACCAGACCACTAATAATATCATAGACAACAGCGAAGTAGTAAGCGTTCTGAGATCTATCAGAAACGCTATATATGGCACTGCTTTGACTGACATTGATATAGCAAAATTAAACGATAGCGGCAACATAAAGAGATACGAGTTGGCATAATGCTAAAGACAGCGAAGTTTGTTAATACCAGTAACTGGCGGGTAGGCATCAAAAATATCGAGATAATCGAGATGGGAAGGTTGTCTGCTCAGGCGTTAGCTGGGATAACTTACTTCTCTCAAGAAGGCAGGAACTACCGCCTTGACTTTGATTACTTCGCGAATAAGAGCTTCTTTGATAGCTTCACTGTTACCGATGGGCTGTTCTATGACACCGGCATTAGATTTACTACTTTTGACAAAGAAGAACATTATGTCTGGATACCTAAAGTCGGTGGGCTGAACATAAACTATAAGACGGGCATTATAACTATCAACGGCGTTGACGGGGTGTCGAGAGCTATAAAGAAGGCACAGGAAACCGAGATAAAGATAGAAAGGTTCACACGTGATATAATGCTTGAACACTATCTGCAAACAGGTACGTTGAGACCTGATCCTGTACCCGTGAAAGACGAGACGATATATGATAGAATCCCCTATGAAACGACATCTGCCATTAAGCATATCTTGAATACTGCCGGCGTTGACCATAGTATCAACACGCTTGGCTTTGTATTGCCGAACGTAAGGGCAGGATATGATGTTATGGATGTAGGGCTTGATTTTGAGTACGTTGAGGACAAGATATTCAAACCCCTATTAAGAGAAGATGCTTCATGGCATTTCAGACCTCAACAATTCAGGGCTTTCCCGATACGTATGTTTAGCATGGGATACAACGACTTCTCCCGAACCTATCTCTTTGCCTATCAACAGCATTATCGGGCAATCTCAACGTGGATAGCCGGCGGGATAAGGCGTTACGAAGGACACGAGTTTATATATCGGGTAACGGGCTTCATTTATCCCGACAAGCCATTCTTCTATGACAGAAATTCAGATGGTGTTGACATATATGATGGCAGGAAAGAAGATAATTATATCTTTGATTGGGGGGATGGGCAGAGTACAGAGCGCTATTGGCAGATACGTTCAAGCGGGGTGATGGATAATTTACAGCTTGCTTCTATGTGGTGGGCAAATGCTAGCAACCATTTATACAGCGAGGATAGGTGGCGTACTTTCAGGTTTTATGTCACTGATTCATATAGGATAGAAAGATTACCGACATCAAACAATATACCGATTGTTCCCGCAGGAGCTAATCCTTATTGGTTTGATGACGATAGGGACTTCTTGAGATACTTCGGCAATATCAAGATGAATCAATATATGCTGGAGATGTTTGATATAGATGACGACCCGATAGAGCAGAGACGTAAGGTTGACGCGCTACCAGCCGACCAGATGCTAAAGCAGCTGTTGTTTATGAGCAACTTGGTGATGGTGAACCAGCTTGAGAACGTGGAAGTAACTGACAAGAATATCTATACCAACGAGACACGCAGAGATATAGCTATTGGACTTATCGGCACAGATCATCACGCCGGCAGAGAGATAGTACCAGGCGATCCTGAATTGCCTACATTGCCTAACCCGATAGTTCAGGCTTGGGATGCTGAAACCGGCGGCAATCTGTTAGGGCAGACAAGTCAGAGCGGTGTTATGGACATACAAACGGATACGACTTACTATATCAACCTACAAATCAATTTCAGCCGCTCAGTAGTAATCTATTACACGTTAAACGGGTTGCAGCCATTACCCGGCAGCCATTATACCTTCGAGTTCCAGCCCGCTATATCTGACAGGATAGCGGTTATAGGTAGCCAGAGAGTCAGGTGTTATGCTTACAGGCAAGACCATAACCTATCGGCAGAGATAGATGTTAACATTAACCCCGTAGCAGTAACACAAATACCGAGACCGATTATAACGCCTGGTTCAGGTATATATCGAAACAGCTTGTCAATAAGAATGACGTGTGAAGATGAAGACGCAACGATACACTATGCATTGGCGAGAGCTGAACCGACAGGCAGTTCTCCGGTATATACGAGACCGATTAGATTTCCTTTGATTACTAAAAAAGAAGATGTTATAGTTCAGGCGATAGCTACACGTGACGGCTTTAGCGACAGCGAGATAGCGAAGGCACGTTATACTGTTATGCCGACCTTTACAATAAACGAGAAGGATATTATAGATCTTGATAAAACAAGCCAGTTTTTCGATGTTTCTAAGCTCTCTTCTTTCAGAGACATAGCGCACGCAGACCAGGTTGAAAGCTACTTAAAACAATTCTACGAGAGCAAGCTTGACAGGTTCTTTGAGGTAGTTAAAGTAGTAGTAGATTATGATAAGAAGATCAACGTAAGGGATTTTGTAATGATAATGACAGCAGGCATAGGTTTACGGTTTGTAGCGAGTGCCAGAACAGACGAGAGAAGCGGGCTTCAGACTCTGGAGCTTTGGGAGTGTGAAATATGAGCAAAAAGTTCTGGCTGGGCTTCGGTGGCATCTCCATAAGGCAGACCAACAAGTTCGGCTTATCTATTACCAACGACATTGAGACGGCAAGGGGTGATGTTATCTTTGAACCCGTGTATCGCTTCAAGGCTACCGATATTAACCACAATATAAAGAATAAGTTTTTAGGATACCGAGTTATCATTCGCATGTCTAATATGGTCAACGCTTGGAGCGGAGATGAAGATGCATACCGCAGGCTTATCAATATGATAAATACTACTAACAATGAAGTTGAAAAGGAATTCCGCTGGACATTGATACCGAAGTTCTCAACCGAAACAGGGGCGTTGAACTATCAATTCAAGGACTTTGTATTAGACAGCGACTTTGCAATTGCCGAACCAGAGATGCATAAATGCTTCCAAGACTTAGAGTTGACTTTTGTATCAAGAAAGCTGTGGAAGTCTATACCTAACCTTTTTGATAAAGAAAGCTATGTCCCGCTGCCGAAACACGATGTCAAGAAGATTGTAGAGTTTGCCAATCATCACGGAGTGGCGGTTAGAACCGGTGAAATACAGCGTATAGCGGACACAAA